GCAGCCGTCCCAAAGCCACCGAAGTCACCGCCGGCAGACGGCGCGGCCTGCTGGGACGAGAACGCCGACAGCGGCGCCTCAGCCAGCGCATCAAAGCCCATGATATTGCCGAACTGGTCCGTGGCGCTCTGGCCCAGCGCGCCGAAGCTCATGTTGTTCGCGAGCGCTGACCCGAACTGCACGCCAGGCTCCAGCCCCATCATGGCGAGGTCGCTGTTCAGCCCGCGCACGTCAGCAAAGGTGCCGAGCGCGCCACCGGCCAAACCAAGGCCGGGCACGCCAAAGCCAAGGCCGAGTGCCGTGCCAGCCAGAGCGCCAAGCGTGCCGTAGTTGGATTGGCCGAAGCTGTGGTCGAGGCTGCCGGGGTTCGGGCCAAGGCCGGTAACCCCACCCTGCGCCGTCGAGCCGATGCCAGGGTCGCCACCGCCGCCGCCATCCGGCATGCCGCCCTGGTAGTTGCCCGACAGCGCGCCCGTGCCGCTCGTCAGCGAAGGCGTTGCCGGCATCGCCGGGACAGGCGCGGGCGCCGGCGCAGGCTGGTACAGGTCAGCCAGCGAGTTCTGCGGCGCAAAGTCGTAGCGCCCCGTGAAAAGCTGGGGCGCGTAGCCGAGCCCCGCCGCGTAGCGAGAGGACAGCACGTCAATACTCCCCTAGCGTCTCATGCCGCCAGCGCAGCGCCGGATCAGCCGACAGCAGCCGACGGCGCGCATAGGCCGCTTGCAGGTTGCGGTAGCCCCTAGACGCCTGCTCTACGGCCAGCGCAGGCGGCTGCACGCCGAACACGGCCGCCAGACGGGCTGTCAGGTTCGACCGCAGCGCCTCCATGTGCGAGGCCGGCACCGCCAAGTCGGTGTTGAGCGTCAGCGTCGCCAAGCCGAGCGGGATGGCGTCCAGTTCCCACGCAGCCACCATGTCGTTCAGCACGTCGAGGGCTGCCGCAGCATCCTCAGACGAAGGCGTCTCGATGGCATCCACGATGCCGAGTTCGCGCAGGCTGCGCGTGATGATGTCGCGGGCGGTCGTCATGCCTTGGCCTCCCGTCGTGCCCGGCGCTTCACCGGCTCGGCCGGCGGCGGCTCAGGGCGTTCATCCTGGGGGCGCCACTCGGACGGGCTAACCCAGCCCGGCGGCACGTCCTCGGGGCGATCAAAGATTGCAGCCTCGCCGCTCGGAGAGCGTCGCCAAGCCGGCCATTCGTTGCTCATACTTGCCCCGCAAACGAAGAAGGGGCGGCGCCCATCAGAGCGCCGCCCCCGTTACTCACGAACCGCTGAGGCGGACCGCGAGGCGCGCATCAATCGCCTTGACCCCGTAGAGGATGTCGAGGCGGATACGCTCCTGGTCGTTCGTCATGTCGTAGTCCTTGATGATGCGGACCGACATGCCGTCAGCGCTCTCGGTCGCGGAGAACGCGGCGCCGTCCGGACGGATCAGCGGGCGCGTCACCAGGGCGAAGGCGTTGCGGTGGTACACCATGTTCTGGTCGGTGATGCCCGAGGCCGCACCGGCCCAGACAATCGCCGCCTCGTTCGCCGGCGCAGCGCTCACCGTCTGGTAGGGGCCAGAGGTGATGATGGCCGGGTAGATGGTCAGCGTCACGGCGCCGCCGGCCGAGGACGTCGCGTTGGAGCGCACCGCGAACTGCTTGAGGTGGCCCAGCGTCGCCTTCGTCACCGGGTTGACGTCGAACACGCCCGCGATGGTGAACACGTCACCGTCGCGGATGGTCACGGCATTGCCGGCACCCTTGACGACGAGGCTCTGGGTCATCGTGGACTTCGCGGTCGCGTAGGTCACGGCCTGACCCGCACCATCCACCAGCGGCGTGGTGTTGGTGCGCGTGCCGGCGGTGTGCGCCTGCACGTTCTGCGCCTTGAACAGTTCGACGCCGGCCACGTTGCCGAGGATGGCGCGCTCGTAGGCGGTTTCGACCAGACGGTCAGACGCCGCCAGCGAGGTCTGCGAGCCGGTCAGCGCCCAGTAGTCGGACGGCGACAGGGCCGCAAAGCGCTCGCCTTCCGGCACCGCCAGCACGTCGAGGCGCTTCGGACCCTCGGCGAACTTGGCGTAGGAGTTAACCGCCGAGCCGGGGGTGCCGACCCAGTTGTTCACTTCGTCGTACAGGCTCAGCAGATCACGATCCACCTGGTTCGCAAGCTGGATCATGGCCGGGCGGATGTAGCGCGCCGAATATTCTTCGATGGTCAGCGTCAAGTCCTTGGACGAGAAGCGCCACGCAACGTGCTTCTGCTTGTCCATGGAGACGGTCAGCGAACCTTCCTCGACGTTCTGGAGGCTGAGGGTCGCGCCGTCGGTCACGGTGAAGTCCACCGGACGGCGGACCGTGATGGTGTCGCCGACGCCGGTGTATTCGTCGGAGTAGTCCCGATACACGGTGCGGGCAGCGACGAGGTTGTTGTTAAGCTGCATCAGCGCCTCGCGGGCGATGACGGTAGGCGTAAGGAGCGCGTTGCTCATCTGTCGGGTTCCTTAAAGCGCCCGCAGGCGCTGATGGCGGAAGCCCCGGCTACTTCTTCGTCGCTTGCTTGCGACGGAGAGCGACATACTCGTCGTATGTACGGGCCGAGGCGGGGTCACGGGTCGGCGCTCCAGCCCCGCCCAGGACGGGCGGCGGCGGGGGAGCCGCAGAGACGCGACGGGGCGCAGACACACGCTGCTCCAGCCGCGCGATTTCCATGGCCTGTGCGAGCGGTGGCAGCGCCGCGATGCGGGCCGCCTCCTGCTTGTTCCGCCCGAGGTAATAGGCAACGTCGTGACCGACCCCGGATTGCATGATCGCCTCAGCCATATGCTGGCTGATGGGCGTGCTAGGGTCGGCGACTACAAGGTCGAAGTCCTCATAACGCGTGCGGGCTTCTTCCGCGCGCGTCTGAAACTGCGCGACAACCGCCGCTCGCTCGCGCTGCTCGGCCTGTCGCCGTGCCTGCTCGGCACGCTGCGCCAGTTCGCTCTGCAACCGCTGCGTCGCCTTGGTTTCCGCTTTAGCGACCAGATAGTCTTCGTACGTCGGGAAGTCTTCGGGCTTCAATTCGGCCGGCTGCGGCGCTGCGGCGGGCTGGGTCGGCGCGGGCTGCTGCATAACAGCCGCCTGTTGCCGCCAGTATTCCGCTTCACGTCGCGCGGCCTCGCGCTCACGCACAAGCTCTCCGATGCGTTTCTGGATGGGCTTGGCTTTGGGCTTGTCGCCCTCGGCCTGGCCTTCCGCGCCTGCATCGTCGGCGGGAGCAGTTAGAGCCTGCTCATGCTCTGCGGTCGGCGAGGCCGCGTAATCCAGCGCCGGCGGCGCGGCAGGCTGTTCGCCGGTTGGGTCCTGTAGGTGCCGAGGGACCGCCCCGGCTCGGTCGCTGCTGCCCCCGCTATGCGGCGAGCAACAGGATTTCGATGTCTTCTTCTTCCTGCCGGTAGGCGATGGCGGCCTCTGCGGCAGCCACCGCCACCTCGGCGGCAATCAGCGCCTGTTCGGCGCGGGCCTCGGCCTCGCGGCGTGCGGCCAAGTCGGTCGCAACCCGACGGGCGGTAACGGCGGCCTCGCGCGCTGTACGCACCTCGCGCTCGGCATCCGCCAGGGCGGCAGCATCACGGGCCGCCCGCTCGCGGTCCTCGACCTCTAGGCGCTGCCGCGTGCGCTGTTCGGCGCGAACCTCGGCAATGCGGCGGAACAGGTCGCGCGTGCTGCGCTCGCTGCTGCTGCCCTTCGGCGCCGGGGCCACCTCGTCGGCGATGACGGTGACGGTGCCGACCGAACCGACGGCCGCAACGCCAGAGAGCGTGACGACGGCGGTGCCCGTGGCAGTCGCCGTGCCCGTGTCTGTGCTGGCCGCAACGCCGTCAGGGCTGGCGGTCGCTGCGGCGGTTGCGGTGACGCTGCCAAGAGCGGACGTGGCGGCCAGGCCGACCAGCGACGTCGTAGCGGTGCCCGTGGCAGTAACGCTGCCGGCGAGGCCGGACGCGGCCAAGCCCGACAGCGAGGTCGTCGCTGTGCCGCTGGCGGTGACAGTGCCGACGGCGCCTGTCGCCTGC